ACGTCGGCAAAGAAGTCCGGGATGCCTTCGAGGAACTTCTGCACGGCGACGAAGCCGCCGACGATCTTCTCTTTGATCGTGTCGCCAACCTTGCCCCAGTCCATCTCGGTCAGGAACTTGGTAAAACCCTCGATAAGCGGAACGAGCAGGTTCAGCGGGGACAGGATCATCACCAGCGCCTGCGCGACCAGCTCGAGCAGCGGGACGATCGCCTCGTTCGTGATGAACGTGGCGAACGCGAGCATGAGCTTATTGAGCGGTGCGCTGAGTGCGGTCATGGCCGGCACGAGGGCGACGATCAGCGAGATCAGTGGCATGAAAGCCTTGATGATCTCCAGGATCGGCGGGGCGAGCTCGACGAGCAGGTCAATGAACGGCAGGAACGCGACAATCAGCTGATCGACCAGCGGCACGAGCAGGTCGATCAGCGGCAGGAACAGCTCGGCCAACGCCATGACGATCTTGAGGATGGGCGGTCCGAGCTTGCTGAAAATCTTGCCGAGTAGCTGAATCACCGGCAGCAACGCGGTCGCGATCGTCGTCGCGATGCCGGCGAAGACCGGGAACAGCGGCGTGATGATGTCCAGCAGCGGCCGGATCGCTGCGACGACGGCCGCGAAGACGGGCGCCAGAGCTTGCATGACCGGAACGAGCGCGTTGGCGAGTAGGGCGAAGAAGCCGGCGAAGACCGGGATGATCGGGGCGATCGCCGAGGCGATGGTGCCGATTGCCTGACCCAGCGGGATGAGGATGAGGCTGACCGAGCCGAACGCATCGGCCAGGCCGTTCAACAGCGGCACCAGCACCGGGGTGATCGCCTGCACGATCTGCCCGAGCAGCGGCAGCAGCCCGGACAGCACGCCGGCGACCGCCGGCGCGAGTTGCCCGACTGCGGTGCCGAGAATCGGCGTCAGCTGGCTCAGCGAGTCTTTGATCGCCGGGATGACCGGCTGGAACGCGTTCGTCAGCGTGATCCCGAGAGTGTCCTTGAAGGTGGAGAAGACACCGGTCAGCGTCTGCGACTGCTTGATCATCGCCCCGGCGGCGCCGGGGAACTTGGCCATCCCCTCCAGGATTCCGTCGATCGCCGTCTTGGCGTCGATGGTGCCGGCCTCTTGCGCCTTCAGCGCGTCGGCGACCGAGACGCCGAGTTTGGCGGCGATGGCCTGGTTGACGTTGAAGCCGGGCAGCTGCTCGGCGATCTGCAGGATCTCGCCGCCCATCAGGCGACCCTTCGACGCGACCTGGCCGAAGGCCCTGATGACGCCGTCAATGTTCTCCTGCGTACCGCCCAACACCGAGACGAGGTCGCCGATGGTGGTCAGCGTCGGGATGACCTGCTCACGCGCGATGCCAACCGACGAGCCGAAGGCAAGGATCCGCCGCGATGCATCGGCCACACCTTGGAACTCGAAGGGTGTCGCGGCCGAGAACTTCTGCAGCTCCTCCAGGAACGACTTGGCTGCCTCAGCCGAGCCGAGCATGCTCTCGAAGCCGATCTGGACCTGCTCCAGGGACGCCGCCGACTTGAGGCCGAAGACGGTCATTGCGCCCAAGCCGGCTGCCGCCGCCAGACCGAGGCCGATCAGCGCCGCCTTGGCGAGCGCGATGGCGCCGCTCAATCGGGTGCCGATAGCAGTCGACGCGGTGTCGGTGGAGGCGGCGACCGAGGCCATGCTGAGCTTGGCTGTCGTCGCGACCTCACGCAGCGCACCTTCCGCGCGCTCGCCGCCGCGCTGGAACTCGCGACCGACATCGGTGCCGGCTTCGGATGCCGCCCTCTCGACCCGCTCGAAGGATCGATCTACCTCGGAGACGAGTTGACGCAGTGCGGAGTCGACGCCGGACTTGAGCTCGCGAGCGAAGCTCGAAAAGTCCGGGACGATCTCAACCGACGCGGTGTCGATCGGCTGGCCCACTGCGTCACCCCCGTGACCGCTACTGGCCCTGACTCGCCGCCTGTTCGCGCGCCCTGGCCATTCGTTCTATGTCGGCTGGCCGGATGCGTGCCCACGCGGGCGCCCGCGGAAGCGACATCGTCGGCTCGGCCTGCTTGTCAGGTTGTCCGGGGAGTTTCGGCATCAGGTCGACCCAGGTGCCCAGCTCTCCGGTCAGTACTCGGGTGATGCCTTCGCGTTGCTCTGGTGCGGTGTTGCTGATCAGCCAGTAGTGGATGAGGTCGAGCCAGTCGGCGACGTCCAGGCTCAGGTGGTCCCGGTTTCCGTTGGCCAGGCACCATCCGTTGAAGAGTCGCCATCGCTCGGGGTGTCCGTCGCGTCCTCCGTCGACCCAGTTGACGAGACCGAGGACGGCACCGTAGGGCGTAGCCCATACTGCTCCAGGAGCCAGAACACGATAGGCAGCGCTTGGCCGGTGAGGTCGATCGGCTCGGTGTCGGACTCCAGTCGTTCGACGAACCGTTCGCCCGACGGGCCGGGCAGCAGCGCGCGGAACATGTCGGCGACGAGGCCGAGCACTCGGCCGAAGCCTTCAGCGCTGTTGATGTCGGTGGTATCGCCGATCTGGCTGTGCAGGTTGGCGAGCTTCGTTAGGTTGCGTGGCGACATGATCGGCGGTGCAACGAACACGTCGTCATCGATACGGAAGCGGTACGGCTCGCGTCGAAGCGTGAAGTCGCGCACTCCGTTCTCGCCTACGGGGGTCAGTGTCATGGGCTGAGTCTAGATCCTCAATGGCGTGCCGGGGCAGAGCGCTCCCGGTCAGCCTCGCGCGGCCGGCAGAGCGTTGCGCAGAAACTCGTTCTTCTTCATGCCGACGACCTGCTTCGCGTACACGTAGCGTCGCTGGCCTTGCGGCCGGAAACGCAGCCGCTTGGCCCGGCGTGGCCGGATCGGCTGACCGTGCGGCCCGAAAATGCCGGTTCCGTCGTGCACCCACATCGCGTAAAACACGTTGGTTCCGACGATGACCGCCGGCGCCCCGTTGCGGCTGACCGCCTGTGTGTTGATTGACGAGCGCAGCCGTCCGGTGTCGATGCGCTTCGGACCGCCGACGCCGGCCAGGTTGCGCTTGGCCTGCGTCTCGACGAGCAGACCGCGGCGCAACAGGTCCCGCACGACGCCGCCCTGCGGCGACGTGAGCAGCCGGTTCAGCGCTGCCAGATCCAGCCGCTGCGAGTAGCTGACCTGAGCCATGTCAGCACGAGCAACCCGGGCAGACGCAGGCGTTGACGCCGATCCAGAACGTCGTTTCCGAGCCGCCGCAACCGCCGAGCTCCGGCAGAGTGAGCGACGGGCCGAGCGCCCACGCGCCGAGCGTCGGCTGCTGGTTGTCGAACACCTCGGACAGGCAGCAGGCGATCGCCTGACGGACGGCCTGCCGGTCGTGCTCGAGAATGACGGCATCGGCGAACACCGCGTCGCAGGACGGCGGGCGCCCCTGGTCGTCGATGGCGGCGTGGCAGCGGGTCACCGATACCAGCACCTGGGCCACCCACCATCGCGGCTTACAGTCCGCCCAGGTGCCGCCAGTGAAGGGTTGTGGGAAGGTGGCCGCTCCGTAGACCTGGGTGATGGCCAGGGCGAGCTGTCCGCCACAGTCGCAGTTGTCCCAGGGAATCGTCGAGGACGGCACGAGTTTGCAGTAGCGGGTCGGCGCACCAGCCGGCGTCTGGCCGAGCGCGTCATAGACGCACTCACCGACGCCGGTCACGATGCCGAGGAAATTCGGCGACGTCAGGTTGATGATCATGTGTTGGTCCGGCGGTACCGCTCACCATCGACGTCGAAGACGAGCGGCGGTGCGAGCAGGCGCCGCGGGTTGCTGATCGAGATGAACATGTCCACCCAGTGCAGACCGGTCAGTCCGTTGCGCAGCAGCTCGGTGATCGTGACCAGGTCGATGGTAATGCCCTGGCGGGTGATCGCCGACGCGGTCCGGGGGATGGCGCAGTCGTCGATGCAGGAGCGGCGGATCTCGCACGCCAGCTGGCCGACCGCGAGTTTGCCGATCGTCGGCACATCCTCGCCGACCTGCAACGTGACGCTCCAGGTGTTGGGCTGGTCGTCGTCGAGGGTCAGATCCTGGCAGACCGGCCAGCAGTCGCCGCCGAGGCGCACGAGCTTGCGGAAGTCGTCGACCCGATAGCCCGACGCCGGCAGGGTCTGACCGTCTAGCTTCACCGAGATGATCGAGTGCACCGGCGACGGCATGATCGCCTCGCACAGCGGCGTACACGAGCAGGTACCGGAGCAGCCGCCGCAGGTCAGGTTGTACCAGTTGCCGCCGATCAGCGCCGGCAGCGGCCAGACGCCGAGCCCGCCCCGGGACCCGGCGGCGTAGCCGGCGCCCCAGCCGCCCAGACCGCCCCACCACCAGCCGTCATCGCAGTTCTCGCGGCACGGCCGGATGGTGAACTCGCACACGTCGAAGATCTGTCCGGTGAGGTTGTATAGCACCTCAGTGGCGGCCATCATGGCGTCGCCGGTTGTGATCGGCGACTCGGCGCTCAGGTTGCAGCAGTAGATCGAGCCGTCCCACGGCAGGCAGGGTCCTCGCGTCGCGGTCACGGGCTCACCTGCCTCTCATGGGGGGGAGCGGGGAGCCGCCCCCGTTTTGATCGGCTCCCCGCTCCTCTACTCCGCCCCGATCCTAGATCACGGGTAGTCGGCGATGATGCACGCGGTGGGCGGCGGTGCCGTGTTCTGCAGGTTGCG